TTATGCCTGACCGAGCGGCGGGTGCGCCAGCTTCGGGACGAGGGCGTGATCGTGGAGGCCCGACCGGGGCTTTACGAATTACAGCCGACGGTGGCGCGGTACATCACCTACATCGGCGGCGCGGGCAAGGAAACGCTGACAAACGAGCGCATGATGCTGACGCGGGCAAAGCGTGAGGCGGCGGAAATGGAAAACGACCTGCGGCGGGGTGAGGTACACCGCACGGCGGACATCGAGCGGGGCATCCAGTCCATGTTCCTGAACATCCGCAGCCGCTTTCTGGCGCTGCCCGCCAAGCTCTCTCCCACCCTGTCCACCATGGGCGGAGATCAGACGGGTATCTTCGACGAGCTGAAAGGGGCCATCGAGGAAATTCTGGAGGAAATGAGCGATTACCGGGTGGCCTTTGCGGCGGAGGACGGTGAGGACGATGGAGAAGCAGAAAAAGAAACACCCATGTAGCGGGTGCGTGTGGCGGGTGCAGACCAGCGAGGACAAGGTGCTGTGTATGTTCCCCCGCTGCGTGAGAAAAGAATATGAGCGCTACTGGCCGCAGGGGAAGCAGAGCGATGAAAAAGCGAAAGATCATTGATCTGCCAAAGCCGACGCTGGAGCTGTTGGCACGGTGCGCGGCGGTGCTGAAACCGCCCCCGGCTTTGACGCTTTCGGAGTGGGCAGACCGATACCGGGTGCTGTCGGCGGAGAGCAGCGCGGAGCCGGGGCGCTGGCACACGGACAAGGCACCATACCAGCGGGAGATCATGGACGCAATCGGCGACCCGCACATCCGCAAGGTGGTGATCATGAGCGCGGCGCAGATCGGCAAGACCGACGCTTTCATCCTCAATCCGCTGGGCTACTACATGGACTACGCCCCGGCTCCCATCCTCGTGATGCAACCGACGCTGGACATGGGACAGACCTTTTCCAAAGACAGGCTC